TATGGGTTGAAGGACCTAAGTTCAGATAAATAATCCTAAATAGTATGAAATACCATAAAAAGGATTACTATGGCACAATCAGCACCAGCATCCAGAGAAGAATTTAAATCCCTTTGTTTCCGTCAACTAGGTGAACCGGTCATCAAGGTTAATGTTGACGATGTGCAGGCCGAAGATTGCATTACCATTGCCGTTCAATATTTTCAAGAGTTCCACTATGACGGTACCGAAAAGACATACCTAAAACATCAGATTACTCAAGATGACATTACCAATCAGTATGTTCAGTTACCTTCTGGTGTAAACTCCGTAACACAGATTTTTCCAGTTGGTGGTACTAACCAGTCAATGACCTTCTTTGACCTTCGCTACCAGTTACGCCTTAACGACCTTTGGGACCTTTCATCAACCTCTTATGTGAACTATGCCCTAACTATGCAACATATGAGAACTTTGGATATGATCTTCTCTGGTGAAACACCAATTGACTATAACAAGATCAATAATAAACTCTATATTCATTGGGACTGGAATAATGACATTACTCCTGGTCAATACATTATCACCCAAAGTCGTGTAGTAATAGATCCAAATGCCTATAACCTATTCTGGAATGACCGTATGCTCAAGGCCCTAGGTACCGCATACATCAAAAAACAATGGGGCAACAATATGAAAAAGTTTGGTGGTATGCAACTACCAGGCGGCATCACAATGAACGGCCAGCAGGTTTTTGATGAGGCAGTTGCCGAGATCAAAGAGATTGAACAGATGATTAGGGACACATATCAAGAACCACCAGGGTTCCTAGTAGGATAAAATGGCCGTAAACCGATATTTCAACAATTTTCCTTCTCAAGAAAGAGTAAATAACGAATACCTTCTTATGGAGGATATTATTGTTGAATCCATCCAGATGATGGGTCATAACGTCTATTACGTTCCTAGAGAATCCTTTGATGAAGGCGATATGGTATTTGGTGAGTATTCCAAGAGTGCCTTTAACAAAGCATACCTTATTGAGGCATACCTCTCCAATGTCACTGGACACGAAGGTCAAGGTGATTTCTTCTCCAAGTTCGGATTAGAGATCAGGGACACAGATACATTCGTCCTTTCGCGTAGGTCTTTTCTTAATACAGTACCAGGTGAATTGAGAATGAGGCCGCAGGAAGGTGACTTGGTATATGTTCCTGTCCTTCACAAGATGTATGAGATTAAGTTCGTTGAACAGGAATTAATGTTTCACTCCATTGGTAAAAGATTACCATTTGTTTACGAGTTGAGATGTGAGGTATTCCGTTCGTCCAATGAGCCTATGAATACAGGTGTTCAAGAGATTGATCAAGTTGCCGCAGAGAACAATTATACTATGGAACTAAGAGTTTCACAAGGTACAGTTCCTGCTGACTTTATTATGGGTGAAACTGTATTCCAGTCTAGCAATGATAGTATTAATGGAACTGTTACGGCGCAGGCTACAGTTAAAGAATGGTTTGCTTCTAATACTTCTCTACTAGTTTATAATATTATAGGTGAGTTTAGCAATACAGCAAATCTTGTAGGTGTTTCAAGTACCGCTAATTGGCATACAATAGGTTCTGATACTATGACTAACTATTCTTATTATGATCTGACAGATAATTTATCAGTAAATACGGATGCTGGTGTAATACTTGACCTATCCGAAACTAACCCATTTGGAACACCGTAATGTTAGGTAATAGTCCGTTTTATCACCAATTAACTCGTAAAGCAGTTGTCCTTTTTGGTCGTCTGTTTGATGATATTACATTGGTTAGAAAGAACGATCAAACTGGTGATGAAACAAATCGGTTCTTAGTTCCTATTGTTTATGCTCCAAAAGAGAAAATGGTTACTCGTATTTTCTCAGATCCAGATTTACTAAGACAGATCCAAGTTCTTTTACCTAGAATGAGTTTTGAAATTACCGGTATTACTTATGATGCCACAAGAAAGCAAAACTCTCTATTAAAGGCCGCCAGATCAAATACCAGCACACATGTCTCAGCATCTTATATGGGTGTTCCATATGACATTAACTTTCAGTTAAACATCTATGCTCGTAACATTGATGACGGAACACAGATTGTAGAGCAGATTTTACCATTCTTTAATCCAGATTTTACGGTATCCACCAATATGATACCAGACCTTGGTGCTCTAAAAGATGTTCCAATTATTCTAAATAATGTATCAAACGATATTCAGTATGAGGGAGATTTTGATACCGTAAGATACGTCAATTGGACTCTTAACTTTACCATGAAAATGTATTACTACGGGCCTATCAGTTATCCAAAGATTATTCGCACTGTTTATACAAATATCTATAATGATCCTAGCATAGAGTCAGGATATATCACGAGGATAAATACCTCAAATGCAAATGGAATGTTCAAGATTAATGATACTGTTTTCCAGGGTAGCAGTTATCATACTGCATCCGCTACCGGTATTGTTATAAATTATAATAGTGAACTAGGCCAATTAGTATTAGGTGCGACACAGGGAACATTTAAAGTTAATAATACCATTCATGCGGTTTCAACCAATGGTGTATGCACATTAGCATCATTCTATGCGAAACCATTGAAGTTGGCAGAAATAAAGATTAAACCTCATCCAGGTGATGCTCAACCGACAGACGATTATGGTTATACCGTAAATATTATTGAATGGCCATTAACAGAAACACCACCATATGCCAACGCAGAATATATTGGCATAACAACAGATTCAACAGAGTTTACAGTAGATAATATAACAATAACAATTGATTCGGAGTAAGTAAATGTCGGAACAAAAGATTTTCGTAGGTACAGTACCTAATGATGGGACAGGTGACCCACTTAGAACTGCCTTTATTAAAACAGAGAGCAACTTTGAAGAATTATATGGAGATAACGCAAATGTTGTCAACTCCATATTGGTACTTTTTACCAGTAGTTCTAATCTAACAAGTGCCGTAAATGCATTAAATCTAGGACTTGGTAATACAAATGCCAATGTTGTCAATGTTTATACACTAACCAACTCAGCATTTAGTTCAGCTAACCAAGCAGGATTACTTGCTAATACAGCAGGCATTTATGCCAATGCTATTTCGGTTAATGCTAATAATGCCGCTCTTGCTGCTAATAACTATGCTGGCGTAATGGCAAACTCTATTAATGCTTACACTAGTGCAACATATGCCACAAAAGCAGCAACAAGTTCTATATTTCCAAATACCACCAATGCTGTATTTAACGGCAACTTCATATCATCAAATGGTGTTTATTCTATAGGCAACTATACAGGTCCTTACACCGACGGTATCGTTGTTGATTATGTTACCGGCACTGGCCGAATTTCTATGGGAACACTTGATGGATTTGCTTTCTATACAGGCGGCGTAGGTACGACCCTTTTGACCAGCATTTCATCAACAGGTATTTTGCAAACCAGCAATGGTTTTTATTCATTAGGAACTTTTAACGGTACCTTTACCGACGGTATTGTTGTCGATTATGTTACAAGTAATGGTAGAATTTCTGTAGGTGGTGCCGATGCCATAACATTCTATAATGGTGGTGTAGCAGCAGTTCCTACTGTTACCATTTCTGCTTCAGCAAATCTTGGTATTGGTTTCACTTCACCTGCTTATAAACTTGATTGTAACGGTGCTGCTAATATTTCATCACCAACTCTATTGGTCGCTGGTCAGAACGTTCTATCATCCATTTCATCTGTAAAAAATAGAACTATAGCATCTCAAGCGGCCGCATACGGTCTTACATTGAATGATTGTGGTACGGTAATTGCGGCAGGTGCAACTATATTTGTTCCTAATGCCATATTCTATGCTGGTAATACATTATACCTATACAACAATACAGCAACCGCAATCACCATTACACAGAATACCAATACCATACTTAGATATGGTGGCCTAGCAAATACCAATAGAACACTATCACCAAACGGTTATGCTACCTTAACCTGTGTTCAAGGTATAGAATCTGGCGCAAATGTATTTGTGTTAATGGGTAGCGGTATAACCTAGTAGTATAAATAGATAATCAAACAGCGGAAAAGGCACTATGGCACAACAATACATTAACTTAGGTACATATGCGAATGATGGTACCGGCGACGTAATGAGAGTATGCTTCACTAAAACTGATAATAACTTTAGTGAACTGTATTTTACAACTGCCAACTTAACCTCAAACTTATCTAACCTTTCTACTGCGGTTAATGTTTTTGAAGGATATGTTTATACTCAATTAGGTGCTATTTCCAATACTGCCAATGCTGCCTTTTTACAATCTAATAACGCAAATGCTGTTGCACAGGCGGCATTTCAGTTAGCAAATACCGCAAATCAGGCATGGCTTGCTGCTAATGCAGCACTAGCATATGCTACACTTGTTGCCGGTGGTACAAACCAAACATTAAACTTGGCATTTCAGACAGCAAATGCCGCATTTGGTTCTGCTAACTCAGTAGGTATTTACGCAAATACTATCAACACTTCTTTAAATGGTATTACTGGTGTTAGAGTAAATGCTTCAGCAGCCTTTGACCAGGCCAACTTAGCACTTATATACGCATCTGCGTCTTTTAATCAATCAAATAACTTTTCTACGTTTGCTATTGGTATTAACTCTAATACAACATCGGCATATAACTATGCTAATAATGTAGGGTATCAGTTAGGTTATGCTTATGCTGTAGCTAATGCTGCATTTGGAACTGCTAATGGTGCCTTTGGTTTTGCCAATGGTATTAATAATACTATAAATAATACTGTTCTACCTCTCGCAACTCTTGCAAACACTACAGCATCAAATGCTATTCCTAAAAATAATGGTACCGCTACAGGTACATTATCAGTAGCTAACTTTTCTACTAGTGGTTCAGCATCATTTAATAATTATCACACAATTGATCAAAATGGAGCAATTTTTAGAACAGGCGGTGGAAATTACGGTATAAGAATTTATCCTAGTTCAACTTACTCTATTTTACAATTTACAGACGCATATCAATCAACACAATGGGGTTCAATTTATGTAAATGCCAGCACATTTAACATTGGATCTGATGCTTCTGCTCCTGTTATTGTTCGTTCATCAGGTTCCACAATAGGTACATTTACAACATCTGGACTTTCCATTACAGGTCAAATCTGGGCCACAGACAACATTACAGCATACAATACTTCCGACATTAAACTAAAAGATAATATTAAAAATCTAACCAATCCACTAGACAAAATCAAACAGATTAACGG